CAGCATATAGATAAGTTATCAGCTGATTGGTCTGAGAAAGAAAGAGAAGCTTACGACTTCATGGAAGCAGCAGTGGCTATCTCTACGTACGCCCAAGGCCGGGAAAACGAATTCTGTAGCAAGATCATCAGGTTAATCAGTAAAGGCTCAAAGAGTAAAAGTTAGTCTTTTGTATTACTGATGTTAGTAATACAATAAATTTTAGATACACTTCACTTCTTGCGGCTCTTCTTGGCTTTCTTAGGAACACGCTTCTCCATCACCTTGAGCCACTTGCCATACTCCTTCTCAAGTTCCTTCAGCTCCCGAAGCCAGATCTTCTCCACCTTAGTTTTCTGTAAGGTCGAGAGATCCTTCTCTATCCCGGATATATCTCTCTTCAACTCCTTCACTTTATCAGTGGTGAAGGTGCGAATCGGAAGACGAAGAAGATAGTTGTACGTCTCATCTTGAGGATCCTTATCGTACTTTCTCTTTTCTAATTGAGCAATAGTATCGTGCTCATCCTGTTCCATGACAGGAATAGTCTTCTTAATCACTTCGGTGATGAACCTCTCTTTGTTACCCAAGACCCGCAGACGCTGCTCTAGTGCTTTAATCTGATGCTTCTTTCTCTTGATATAGTACTCAAGTCGCACAACACAGAAATTGTCGATGATCTCCTGCGGTGTCTCAAACTTCTTTAGTTGATCTTTCTCGTTGAACAAGACCATGTTAGACGTGTACAGATAAGTATGGAGTTTCATATTATCCTTGTTACACTTGATACCGTCAGGACTCTCAGTAAGGATGAAGTGTACATCCTGCGTACTGGAGTAGTTCTTAATGGACTTCAAATTCTTTTTCATGACAAGGTCCTCGCAGGACTCTTTGAACTTGTTGGTCCACATGCCGATGGGGAGCTCGGTAATCTCAGCCGTATTCCTCTTGCTTCCCCTGGTCAGAATACCTTCGGTCTTGAACCTGCTGTCACCTGAGGCTGTAATCTCGCCTTTGAACGCACGGTACCAAGGTACTAGTTCAGGAAGCAGACAGCAAATCTCTCCTGTTTCGGGTTCCTTCAGCATCACCTCTCCATCGTTATCGAGCCAGACCCTGATAGATGCGATAATGTCCAGAGGATTGAAACATGGGATCGTACAGGACCATCCCGTGCCTATACCAGCTGTACATCCGTTAACGAGGATCATAGGGATGATAGGCATATAATGCTCGGGTTGCACTAGGTCACCGTCATCGTTGACAGGAGTAAGAAGTGGATCATCCTCGCTGCGAAAGATGTAATCGGTCAACGCTTCCTTCTTGGTGAAAATGTACCTGGCGCTTGCGGCATCTTTTCCACCTTCTAGTCGTGTTCCAAAACCTCCATCGGGGTAGAGCAGAGGGATATTGTTAGTGCCTGGGAACCCGCTAGCCATCCCAACGATAGTATCCTGGAGATTCTGTTCACCATGATGGTAGTTAGAGTGTTCTGCTGTGTAGCCGCTCAATTGTGCTACCTTCAGAGACTTCCCACCGAAGTTGAGCTTCCTCTTACGCACAGCATACAAAATCTTTCTTTGCGATTCCTTCAAACCGTCAATACCACTAGGGATGCTTCGTGCACAGTCCGCATGAGAGAACTTGATCATCTCCCCATTGAGAAAGTTCGAGATGGACATCGTGCATCTATCCCCCTGGTCGTCAAGCGAGAAAGCGTACCTGTCGGGAGTGTACTCACCCAACCACTGCTTGCGAGCATCCGCATATTTCTTGTGGAAAACTTTGTTCATGTTAGCTGATGCATGTTCATCGTTAGAGAACTCCACCATCTTCAGACCAAAAGTGTCGGGAACATCCTCCTCTCGAGTCGTACCGAGACCCTTGTAGTACTTCGCGTTGACTTTCTTGGTTGAATTGGCAAGGTACTTGTTGAACCGTCTCTCATCGTAGAAAAGAAGATCTTTGGCCCTACCCCGAAAGACTCGGGCGATAGGCGTCTTCATGCTCACGATATATGGGTCCTCGCGTTCTAGAAGGGTCGGGAACAATGTGTGAATCAAGTTCATGATCAACCCTTCAATATGGATCCCGTCAACGTCCGCATCGGCCACCACGATCACTCTACCATAGCGCAGAGTCTTGAAGTTCTTCTCCAGGCGGTAGTCCAGACCGTGGCTGAGCCCCAAAGTCTGGATGAGCGAGACGATGACCTTGTTAGCAGCGATGGAAGTCGGAGTGGAATTGCGAACATTGAGAACTTTACCGGTCACAGGCAAGACACCGAACCAGTCTCGCCCTGTTTTACCGTATACCCCAGTCTCAATCCCGGCAACTACGTAGGTTTTCGCCGAGAGTCCCTCGCAGATAAAAAGAGAACATTGCCTGCCGTACTTTCCACCTGCATTATTAGCAGGATCTAGACCATCGATTTTCACATTTTTCTTCTTTCTCTCGGCTTTACGCAGCACTACCATTTCCTTGGCCCTGATAATGTCCTCAATCCTATCCATTACCGACCATTTACAGATGGAATTGATATGTGATTTTTTTACAACAGCTGTGATCCCAGGTGATTCCAGTTTGTTCTTCTCCTGTCCGTCGAACTCGGGTCTCACTACGTTAGCTACGATAAACAACCGAAAGAATTGTCGAACATCGGTGATGTTGATCTTGGGACTCTTGCTCTTCGATTTCTTACCTTTACCTTTACCATTGAACTTGTCGACAATAGGGCGAAAAATTGCTTCGCTCCATGCGTCCACATGCTGTCCTCCAAGACGAGTGTAGATACCGTTGACGAACGACACTACTTGGGCTTCCGTAGATGGAGTCACCAAGATCGTAGAGTCCTTGTTTTTGATCAATAGTTTCTCTTCTGTAGGGGATTTATACAGTCCTGAATACTGTGAGAGAGACTTAATAGGAATGAGTTTCCCATTGAGGTAAACACTAACATTTGACAACATAGCCGCATCGAGAACATGTCTAGTGTATAATTGTATGATATCTTTTGTATATTTCTTCAACCCAAATCGAGCAAAATCAGGAGTCCAAGTAACCTGGGTGTAACCTCGTACAAGCCGGCTTGTTGTAATCTTGGGTTTTCCAGGGGTTTTCATGTTATTGGTCCATGTCTGCGTGAAGAGTTTGTTCGAGGACGGGTCGTACCCTTTCACCTGAAATTGGGTGGAGAAGATATTCAGCAACTTAATGCCAAGACCATTCCTTCCCGCAATCATGCGTTCCTCCTCATCATTGTAACTGGATCCTGTCAGCATTTGACCAAAAATCATTGTATGATTATAGCAACCTTCCTCCTCGTGTATTTCCACTGGGACCACGTCTCCATCGTTCCATATAGATGTCTCTCCAGTCTCAGGATCAATAGTTACCTTAATCTTCGTGCATGGTGTCTCGGTTTTCCTACTTCTCTCCACATTGTCGACCGCATTGGACAAAGCCTCTATGAATATGCGCAAGATGGCAGGAGATGAGCGTATACTCTTCCACACGATGCTATAATTTCCGTTATCTTGCTTGGTCGCTACGTATTCATTAAGCTCGCGAAGGCGTGTCGACCCGACATACATGTCAGGGCGCAAAAGACAATGATCAATAGGTTTCTTTTTCTGATATTTCTTTTTTGTGTTGGTAGGCATTCTTGTTACTGTTTAGTTCTAAAAGATCAGTCTTTTAGAATCATTTTTAAAACTACCGTTAGCACGACCCAAGCGGTAGTATACTGATAAAGGTGGGGTTATTGTCATAATCCTTATATCCGATGACCGATGCACTATCATTTACCTTGCTATTGCTTCCAAGCTGACATCCCTCCTCGCAGACATAAGGTATAATATTGGTCGGGTTCTGGTAAGAGTATAGCGTGAAATCTTCAGTTGGAAGTAACTCGGTTTCGCTCTTATTAATGTTCCTACCGTCATTAAAACTTTTTTGAGTCCAATTATTGCATATCTTCAACGCCTGAGGTAGACCAGTGGCTTCTTGGTATAAATATATCTCATTGTCTCCCATCAAGCTATTCTTGAAAAAGCGAGGAGAGTTAAGCATCTTCAATTCAAGTTGTTCATACTCTGAGTTTTTTTCTTCCAATAGTTCTTCCAAACCTTTTCGTCTGTTTAATTTCTCAATACTTTTTCTAAGTTCTTCCATCTTATCGCTCGTCACAACTTCGTTATGTAGATAGTAATCTTGTCCTCGTTCATTTATCCATTTTAATACGGCGTCATCTCCTTGGAGGATCACTTGTGAGCGGTAGCGAGTAAAGTCTCCGACATTTAAAAAGTAGTCAGAAATGGAAGTCCTCGACTTATATTGTTTAAGATCCTCGGGTTGGTTGAGCTCGTATAGCTGAAGAGTATATATTAATCTCTTTCTCGTCTCCTCGGAATTAACAATCAGAACTCCTTTTTTGGTCATTCCACCGTTCATGTTGAAATTTTTGCCAATGTGCCCATACTTGTAATCCTCATCTACTTTTATTTTTTGTTCAACGAACTGTTGCAGGCTCTCAATAGAAGATTCTTTATCACCAAGAAATTTCGAGTACAACCATCTTACATACTCAACCATGTATCTAGCTATTCTCTTACCCGCAACATACGCACTTAACCTTGATCCTGTCTGGTCCCGAGTAAGAAGATCTTTTTCGGTGACCAAACTTTTACGACCAGAAGGAATTTCTGGTTTGAAAGGCAATGAGAATCTCACATTACCGATAACACCAGAATAATCGGAAGCGGTTTCAACCTTATTGCGTACTGGTAAAAATTCTAGTATTTTTGTAGCCACTTCAAATGATAGTCGCGGTGTGACTTGGTCATCGAACCGCGGAAGTAAAAGAGGTTGTATAGGGGTTACCAATAAAGAACCTGTCTGACCCTTATACTGGAAAATTAAGGCCCTGCATTTTCCGTAAGAATCAATTTCTTGGTGAGTTAATTTTACATTTTCCCTCAGTTTATCCAACGGTAATATACTCTGAGAAACAGGACAGTTGAGATTATACGATGCTCGTACTTTCTCGTAAAGAATTTCCATCTGTTTTGATACACTCGATCCTGGTTCATGGAGAGTCTTCAACTCTTTGGCTCCATCCCAGTAAGTGATCAACTCGCAACGTGGGTATTCTTTCTGTTCGGTTCCTCGGCCCAATCGCTCATATATAAGAATGGTAGGAACCTTCTCTTTTGTTTTGTAGTAAGCTTGAACGTGACGGGGAATCTTCAAGTCCGCAGTATCATTCCCAACGTACTCGTGTTCTCGAGTACCCGGAGTTACACGACTAAAAAGAACGATCTTACAATTAAAGTATTTCTCTATGAGATTTGTAAACAATCTCGGGTCGAAGTAAATATCCGGATCCCGAATACTTTTTAATATCTCATCTTCGCTATAGTCGTACATCTCTTGGCTACAAGATGCGGGTTTTGTAGAAAGTTTTATGCGATACTCGTTAAGCAATTGGATTCGTTCCGTTTTCTTTGCTTCCCATAGTTTTGCCTTCGCATCCGCAAGTATATTCCTTTTGGTTTTGGAACCCTCTTTCTCAAGTCGCACTACATTATCGTATGCTGTATGTACCTCTTTTGAATTGTATTGCAATATTTCTTCGAAACGTTTAGCTATATCTTTATTCCCTGAGTGCTCTTGAAGAGCTTCAAGCACGCACTCTAGAAAGCTAGATTTAGAGTCGAAAACACCTGTCCGTACAAAGGTCCAATCTGGACGGTACGTAACAAGATTTAGCATCTCATTAAGTTTCTCAGGAAGCAAAGATCCACTTCGAGTTGGATCAGCGAATAAATCTCTAGTCAAGAGATTCTGTTGATTAATCGCGGTCCCGCTAACAACAGGTATGTCGTAAAAATAATGAGCATATGGCTTAGTTTGTTTGCTTTTATCTTCTTTTATGTCCTGACGGGTCTTAAAACAGCAAGGTAAGTAAGGAACAATGTTTTTGTTCGACAGGTCGTTAACACGAAGACCTGGATAGGGGTGTGACGGATGCTCATCACATACATACCACCGCTGAGGAAATCCTTCGTCCGGTGTTTTTGGGTATTCCATAACATTGTCATGATCCTTGGATTCCACACGGGTAATTATACGAGGTTGATTAGCGCACTTTGTCGGGTACCCAGAGACGAACACCTCGGGGGCCTGTTCCTTAAGTGTTACCTTGGTCTTTTTTCCTTTTGGCAACGGTTTTCTGGGTTTGTACACGGGAGGGAATATCGTCGGACTAAGTAGACTCTGATATATTTTAACTATCTGGGGTGCTTTCTTATGGTACAAACTTATTAGCTTTCCAAAGATGGTCATAAAATCCTCCAAGGCGCTTCTACTCTTCGCATTACTTACTAATACATTGAGATAATATTCCCCTTTCTTATATCCATACCTTCTCAGAACCTCATCTTTATCTCTAACTTTGTAAATTGTTATATTGGCTTTGACAGTCTGTTCGTCATCACCATCTCCAAAGAAATGGATATATGTACTGCCACGCTTGCCTTTGGTTGCAGCTTCGTGATCGTCTATGGACAAAAATTTATTGAACAAAGGATCGTTCATAACGAGATCTCCAAGTACGTACGAATCTATAGGTTTCTCTCCAAGTCGGTAGTAAAATCTGCCTTTCTCTCTGGATAAACTACTCTTGGTTATCTTCAGTGCCAGGCGTGTACCAAAAACCTCTTTAAAATTAAACAAAAAATCTTCTATTTTAAACCCTTGTTTATAGTCAATGGAACCTGTTTGAACGACACATTTCTCTTGGCCATTCTCTCTATCTATAACTAATACTGTGTCAAAAAACTTAGGATCTTTCGATAAAGGGCTGGATCTAAATTGAAAGTATATGTGGTCATCTGTGTCCCCCAAAGTTGGGGTTGGTGTAAAGTCACGCAGGATTTTGTAAAAATTATTAGCACTTGCAAAAGGTACTTTGGGTGTAAGTTTTATCTTGTCAAAGATCTCCAGTAAAGTCAAACCCTTGGGATCAAATTCCAGGCGCAGTGTTGCTTCGTGAGGAGTAAATTCGGTATGAGGTATTCCTTTCTCCGAACCCAGTACTTGTATCCCCTTCACTTTGTGTTTATTTGTTTCTATTGCTCGGATAATGTTATGTTGCGTTTTATCTTTATTACGCCAAAACAATTGAGAAGGCACTACTGTTCCATCCGAAAAGTTCTTCTGGATTTGTAGGAGAAGTATCCCACGCATTTCTTTTTCTGCATTTTGTAATGTTGTATTGTATGCAACATACGGAGCAACAACGTCATCCATTATATCTAATTCCTTTTTGACAAGAAATTGGTTCTTATCCAAGCTTGATAGTATTTGAGGAAGCTTTCTAACCTTCATATCCGTTAGTAAATCTCCAATTGTTTCATTCTCCTTCTCTCGAAATTCAGAGATTGTTTTGACTGGAACCTCTAAGTACAAGTATTTAGGAAGAGTATTCATGACGGCAGCCAGCCTCTCAGCAACAGTTTGAAAGGTGTCAAATTGGTAGACATCGAAGTCGAACTTATTGTTAATACGGACCATTTTGTTATTTAGCAAGACTTAATTAAATAACTATGGAAGGAGAAATGATCACTAGACTACGTAAAAGTTGTTCAAGAATACAGGGTATTAAATTCCTCCAGAACGAAAATACCTTAGCATCAGGATGGGATACAGTGCAAGATAGAAAAGTCCTACTCAAGGAACTATCGCTGACCGCTGGGGCATACACAACGTATAACCACTTACAATGTCAGTACCTTAACCTACCCGTTCCTAGGTTATATCATTGTCATAATTTTGATAGTATAGTTATTACCGAATGCGAATATGTACCCGGTAAAGACCTTTTTTACCATTTGACAAACGGTGCGGAAAAGAATCTAAATGTGCCGAATATTCTGGGGCAACTCTTGCGCCATATAAAATCTTATCAAAAGAATAATCTATCTCATCTCGACATTAAACCCGAAAATCTTATATGGGACTCTCAAAAAGAAAAACTGAGTATAATAGATTTTGAATCTATGAGAACACACCCTGTTACAGGGCAACGGGGTATAAAAGAAAATATCGGGACACCTGATTATACAAGTCCTGAGATATTTTATAATTATAAAATACATCGTAATACGGACTTGTGGAACGTGGGCATGATTGGTTATATTCTAACGATGAGACATAATCCCTTATTCGAGAACGTAACAGACCGAAATAATATGCAAACATATGCTAAGAGAGCGATGCACAATGCTAACATTGACCCCGCAGTATCTCGTATGGTGACTTCTCTCTTACACCCTAACCCTGAGTACCGCGCCGTAAATTTATGGGATAAGATTATTAGATTTGGCTAAAGTCCCTGAGGTGTCGAACATCTCTCCCTTGTATTTCTTTGTCAATTTTTTTCCCGTTCTGATACAAGAGATAATCAGGAAATCCTCTAAACTTGGGTTTAAGAATTTTTATTCTATTACCTAAAATTTTCTCAGAAGGACGGTCACCATCAACCTGTACGGTTGCACAGAATACTTTTCCTACCGTAGCATCTGCAAAACTTTGGAACTCCGTCTTAGCCGATGTACAATGCGTACACCACGAGGATTGTAACATAATAACAACTGGTACCCCACTTGGTATATTTGGCGCGATAAGATTTCCCTCTTCGTCGAAATCTTGATCTTCAAGGTATGCGACAGGTTTGTCTAAATATTTTGTCATCTGTTTATTTTATATTACACTTTTTTTTGAAATTGCGGTTTAAGGTATTAACCCTTTCATCTCAAATGCCGGTGAAATTCAAGTGTAAGACAGGAGAGGCCTATCAGATCAAAGTATTGGCTGAGCTCCTTACAAATAACCTCAAGACAGGATGCTTTGAAGTTTGTAACGATGGTATCGTCCTAAGAATGTTCGATTACCATCGTAAAACCTTGGTAGACTTACGACTCTTGGGAGAAAATTTTTCTCTATACAAGTTTCGTTTTGATGAGAAATTCTGCATGGGTCTTAACCTTAACCACTTCCATAGAATGCTAAAATCTATTAAGAAAAAAGATTCTTTACAGCTCTTTATCGATACGGCCGTTCCAAACGAGCTTGGTATTAAAACCATCCCAAAGGAGAATACTCGTGTTACCACGTCGGGGATTAAGATCCAAGAGATCCAGAATCTAGACATAGATATTCCAACTGGTTACGGTAAACCTGTCATTGTACCTTCGTCAGAGTTTCAGAAGATGTGTAAAGATCTTAGCAGTATAGGGAGTATTAATATTAATGTGCGTGCACGAGACTTTCATATTGAATTCATTGCTGATGCCGATGGGATCCTTAAACGTAAAGTTTCTTTTGGCGAGAACGAAGACTCTGACGACGAAGACTCTGACGAAGAGAAATCCAAGGAATACTACGCAACGTTCACTACTGATCAGCTATCCCGTATCACCAAGTTAGCAGGTCTGAGCAACACTATGCAGATTTTCCCAGCAAATGGCAAACTTCCATTGCTTTTCAGGTCCAGTGTGGGAAGTCTGGGAAAGATCTCGATATATATCAAGTCGCAGGAACTTGTAGAGGAGGAGAAGTGCGGTTTCGACTCTGACGATTCCGATTACTAATATTATCTTCACTAGGTATAAAATGTTAGATTTTAAAAAACCCAATGATATAAGTCTAATGGCAATAGGAGTAACATTCTTGTTATCTGCAGGTATTCTATATCTGTCGCGACCTTCTTGGATTCAGAGATTGAACTCTAAAGGTAAAGCAGAGTTGGTACCAACTCTGCTCCTATGTTATTCCGTAACTTTTGCACTTGTATGCGGTGTGGCTGCTCTGATTGTAAGTTCAAAACAAAAGGTAGGTGAGAACGATTTGGGTAAACCATCGGCTTCTTTATTATTATCGCCTGATATGGCTCATTCCTACTTGAGCTAATTGTTAAATTATACTAATCGGTATAATTTTAATTTGCCAAAAGTCCACCCCCAAAGCCAAACAAGACATACATTATTGTGTAAGCAGCCATTGATGTTACGAAAGTAGACGCGAGTGTAAGGAAAATACTAGTAAAATTAGTCCTTTGAACGATCTTTTTCGGATCAATAATATATTCATCGTCATTACCGACGTGAAAAGTATCAAAATTTTTCTTGGTCGTTAATGCAATAAAGATTACCAAGGAAGCGGCTATCGAGTTCAATACGAAAGCTTTCCAAAATGTGGATGCTCTAAAGTGGTGTATAATAGGTTTATTTTTTCTCCATTTGAGAACAAAATATACAGCTATCGACACAATAATGAGTGTTACGATATAAGCCAGTATAGATTTTTTTACCATTTAGTTTTGTCTAGATAAAACTAAATCATTTAAACAAACGGTTTCTAGTGCCAAACATGAGTAGCCCTTCTGTAATTGAAATCCAAGAGCTCAATCCGGACATGATTCCACCTATTACCAGTAGATTTGAGGATCCTACCTACAATGGTGGGTGTAAGCTTGTCATTGTAGGAAAGCCCGGTACGGGCAAGAGTACACTGATCAAAGCTCTGTTATATTCTAAAAAGCATATATTCCCTGTAGGAGCCGCCATGAGTGGTTCAGAGGATACGAACCACGCATACGAGGAAATAATGCCAAGCACGTTTATATTTAACTCTTATGATGAAGAAAAGATCAAAGATATTGTGAGGCGTCAGAAACTTGCTCATAAACACCTTTCTAATCCCTGGGCGGTGCTCATTCTTGATGACTGTACAGATGATCCCAGAGTTTTTAATAAACCTCTACAACAGGCACTCTATAAGAAAGGAAGACACTGGAAGCTATTGTATATCTTGTCTCTACAGTACGCAATGGACGTAAAACCTGTAATTCGTACCAATGTTGATGGTATCTTCATCCTCCGTGAACCTTTGCTTAAGAATCGAGAGGCCCTCTATAAGAATTATGCATCCATTATTCCAGACTTCACCACCTTCTGTGAACTGATGGATCAGTTGACGAACGATTATCACGCCCTGTACATCCACGGAGCAACTCAGACAAATAGATGGCAAGATTGTGTCTATTACTGGAAAGCACCAGTTGCACCCAAGGACTGGAAATTTGGATGCCCAGAATACTGGGACTTTCATAATGCTAGGTTCAACCCTGAATACACCGATAGTATGACTGGCTTCTAAGATAATTTATTTTTTTGTATGATACAAATTGCTCAGCTACGGAAATCTCGTCAGAGTAGATCCTGACCTTGATGATAAAGCGCGGGAACAGGACCCTTGCATTTAAATGAAAATGATTATTAAAGCATAAATTATATAACATTAGAAAAATGCATAGTATTGAATTAATTCTAGTAAATGGTGGTAAAATGCCAGTAAAAGGGAGTCGGCAATCTGCCGGATATGACCTATTTTCAAACGAAAAAATTGTTGTTGAACCGCATTCTCGTAAATGTGTGGGAACAGGTGTAAAACTAAAGATGCTTGATCAGGGATTTTATATTAGAATTGCACCAAGATCGGGACTTGCTGTCAAGAAATCAATAGATATTGGAGCAGGTGTTGTTGATAGTGATTATAGAGGAGAAATGAAAGTAGTACTTGTTAACAATGGAGATGTTGAATTTTGCGTCGATGTTGGGGACAAAATTGCACAATTTATTGTTGAAAAATATGAACCAGATACTCTTATTAAATGCTATAATAATGACGGAGACGAAGTCGCGAGGGAAAAATTATGTACATTTGACCGAGGTGAAGGCGGTTTTGGTTCAACTGGGTTAAAATAAATATTTCTTATTAATACCAATTTGGTATTAATATTCTTATGTATGATGAACGCGAAGATAAGTTAAAATTTCCCATAAGACTTTACAATCGAACTCATTGTACGTAGCAATGTCAAGCATAATATCACTAGTAGCTGGTTGGGTTGAAGTCTGGTAACATTTCCATGCTTTGACCATCGCCATCATTCCTGAGTCGCAGCTACTTCCTATTGAGGCTCGTATCATTCCATGTTTCCTCATTGCTTTAGCTATATTTTTGAGACCGAACTTAAAACATCCTCTGATAACAATTGGTTCGCTTCTAAAAAGGTGGTACATATCGCACCATTCAACTGCAAGCCATTCGTCCGATATACGATCCTTATCTACACCGGTGCGCTCAAACTGTCTGTTCTCCGCTGCTGTCCAGAAACGTTTCTCAGCATGCCAGTAATTAGCACGAGGATTGCCTCTCTTCGACATGAATGTCATGAACTCGTCCATAATGCGATACTCTTCGTCTAGAGTGGGGGCATTACAGATGAAATTACAATGTTGCCATTTTCCTTCGGATTCCCACCCCACACCAATCATAAAAATCATGTTGGAACTCTTTTGTGTTGGAAGGTCGTTAAAGCCTGAGAAAATATCTGAGAGTGTTTCGAAGTCAACGAACACCTCATCAACCTTGTCCTTCCACCCATTAATGTTATTTTGGATCTTCTTCGGCCAAAGATTGTCCTTTGATTGTCTATTAATTGCCATAATCTTATCAATGATTGGAGCACGTTTTCCGTTCATTTTCATTGTACTCGCAGTACAGAGGTCATCTTTCCAGCTAGTTACTCCAGCATCTAACGCATGGTTACGTTGTTTGACACCAACATTCCAAATATTTGTGAGTTCTCCCACTCTTTCTGCGATTTTCCTCTTCTCACCGTTCCAGTGCCCCGAATCTAAGCACATGTTAGGGTAAAGCTCTTTACGAGAAGGGGGGTTGATGCTCCATGACGACCCTTCTCGTCTCACGGCTCGAACCCAAGTCAGAGCGTCTTTCGTACGTCGGATATACGACTTGTCAACGCCTTTAAAATCTATTTTACCCAAACGATCAAGACAATTGTAACTCCTGTATGTATTATTTTTTGATGTATACTTCCATCTCCTTCCCAGGATGAAAGCATAAGGCGCAGTATATCCTTGTATTCGACCAATAGCTTGCGTATAGATAAGAGTCTGGGCTTTGTACGCCGGATAATGCCCGGAATTAAGCAAATGGGTGCTATCGGCTCGAAGAGGTAAGGTTGAGAACTTGATATCGATTACCACGTAGTGATAGTTTCCACTAAGTCGAGACGCCGATGCCTTACGCTCATCGTGAGAAAGAGGATTTTCTTCAACGATATCATCTAGATGGTCGCTTCTTACTAGTAGATCAATAATCCCGTGAGTTCTGTTATAGTTGTTGCGAACAGGGACAGAATGTAGTATAGGAACACCTTCTTTCATCAGATCGATGGCGCGGCGACACGATTCATCGGTAATAAACTCTGATACGGTGACTACAGGAGTTCCCCTCTTATTAAGATATTTAATGAGTTCTTTTTCAAACTCTATTCCTTGTTTCAATATAAAATCGGTAAACCCCGGATTGAAGGAATACACTGGGGTGGAACGTGTTCCTCTCCTACTTCGAGATTTCAACCAGTCCACAAGAGTGTCATTAATCATAAAATTATGTACGTGTGTTGCCGCTACTACCTGGGGTCTTTCTCGTGACCGAGAATTAAAAAGAGATGTTAACCTCGGCCTTTTGGACCGGGTATTATTATAGACGGTACTCACAAGAGTTCTTTTCATTTTATTATATTATCTCCAAACTTTAACTAGTTTTTAGCTAAAAAACCAATTAATGTTAAGAGAGCTAAGATAGTTAAAATCCCTATAATTGTTACGGTTCTAAGTTGCATTTATCTTACGACAAGAATTTATCCAGTACGGAAATGAACAACGAGTGATACCATTGGTATTTACTCCTATCGTCCATGTATACCCGGTTTCCGGGTTTCTGCAACGTAAAAAAATAAGACCCTTAATAGGAAATTCCTGACCAAGTCGAGTCCTGCAAAGAGGACATCGTTGATCATACTTTAGAGCTCTTCTAAGACAATTTGTATGATAGGTATGACCACAGCATGTTACAATTACTTGTGAAGAAGAAAGATCTACATTTTGTTGGCATATCGGGCAATAGTTGGAAAGTATCATTATTTATAGATATAAAACTTGCACTCTTAGACTTGCTTAAACAGAAACCAGAATGCCAATAAATGGATGAATTAAGTTTTGAAGATTTGGATCGATATTTACTCGATAGGAGTAACAGGATTGTTCATCAGATATGGTTTGGTGTAATCCCAAACCCTCGAGCCGCTCAGAAAGCTCTTGAAGGTCTGAAAAAGTATCGTGACAGCTGGATAACAAAAAATTCTTCGTGGACCTACATGTGTTGGAACCTAGATCGATGTAGAGGACTGATGAAATATTGCTATCCGCAGCATATAGAGATGTACGACAAATACCCTTATGATATTCAGCGGTGCGATGCAGTTCGTTACTTCATACTTCATAGGTACGGAGGCCTGTACGCGGACATGGACTATTTCTGTAACAAATCATGGGATCAGGTGGTAGAGGCGTATCCGAAAGATATTTATCTCGTTGAAACTCCAAATAAAATATACCACGATGTCCACGTATCTAACTCCTTGATGTACTCCAAGGCCGGTCATGTTTTCTGGAGTAAGATGTTTATCGAGCTTGAACTGTACAAGAAAGCTCCCATATACTATAGTAGGCATATTACAATTATGCTCACTACAGGTCCGGGAATACTAAACAGGGTATTTAACAAATATAAAACTCTCTATCAACTCAGCTATTACCCATTCAAGCTGTTTCATCCTTATGGATTGACATCAGACATCATATCTCTCAATTGCGACCCCGAGGTATACGCTGTACACTTAGGAAAAGGATCATGGGAGAAGAGCGATAGTTCCATGCTTATTTTCCTGTTTCAAGAGTATAAAATATTATTGTTCTCAATTATCATACTTATTGTACCATCACTTGTCTACTACATAATCAGGAGACGGTTGACGACTAATAATTAACCAGCCTTCATTAAGTTAAAAATAACTCATTCTTTGATAAAATGCTAAAATACTCGGACTCAAATGTTCTTCGATTTCGAATGGCTTGCAAGGAGGTGAGATCACTACAGAAACTTCCTAAAAACGACGAACTTCTACGACTATATGGGCTCTATAAACAAGTTACTCTAGGGGATAATACAACATCGCGCCCATGGTTTAGCATGAAAGAAAGAGCTAAATGGAACTCGTGGAAGTTCTACGAAGGTACCGACAAAGAATCCGCACGGGCTTCTTATATAGATCTGGTAAATACATTGACGAAAAGAATAGGTGTCACGCAATGAATTTCTTGCAGTATCAAAGTGTACCACTTTGATAATGTCTTGTATAAATTCAGACTCTGGGGTCTAAAACACCGAACGAAGCAAACAAAACAATATTACAACGATGGTTATTATTACAATCGCAACGTACATTTTGTTAAGTCTTATGGGATACGAGAATTTATTTCTTTTTTGTTTTTGAACACGCTTCCGGTCTTTCGCATTTTGTTGTAATTTGGACAATGGAAATTTAAGGAGAATGAACACAACTTAGAAAAATGTTTAACAGTGTCATACTGCTGGTTATAGCGGTAGTTCTGCTTCTGGCTATCTCTATGAAACCCGAGGTTGTCGAACTCAAGAGCTACAGTCCAACTAATAAGAGAGTCGTGTGTTCCTTAACTACCCGTCCAGTACAACCAAAGTATTTTGACAAGGTCCTAGATAGGTTGGTGGAACAGTTTGATGCTGTTTACCTAGCGGTTCCTAAGATCTCTTGTAGGGGAGTCAAATACCCAAGGATATCTCATCCAGGTGTAACGATCGTCCCACTCGAAGAAGACTACGGGCCAATCAGCAAATTCTTTGGGGCATTGAATTCCGACGAAGCACCCGATACTCTGGTGGTCGTGGTGGACGACGACATTATATACGATCCTACGCTGCGAGAAGTATGCGAAAAGAATTACGCAAAGTATCCTCGGTGTGCCGTGTCGGGTGCCGGGATAGTCTACAAGTATAGCCACATGGAATTGCCTCTAATTCTATGTATGTCTGGTCGTCGAGAACAATATCCCTCTTTCTTTCCGTCGTTTCTCGGAAGTAGCGTCACGACCACAGTATGCGGATACGCTAGTATCTCCTTTCGTCGAAGTCTGATACATCGGGAGAAGCTCCTCGACTTCATTGGGTTTCATAATAAGGATAAGGACTGTTTCTTCAACGACGACATAGTAATCTCGGCCTTTCTCAGTACACAGGGAGTTCCCAGACTGTGTAAGAAGATGCCTCTCTGTACTCACCATCCAGAGAAGGACACTGAGAGTTTAAGCTCTGCAACTAGGGAGAGTATACAGGAAAGGCAGTATAGGGTTTTCCAGAAGCTACGAGATTGTTTTCGTAAGGATTCTCCTAGGTTTGACTGTATTTGTCTTTTTGATATAGTATTGGTATTGATCACTGTGGGAATCTTGTCCCAAGTGCGTAGTCGGCATGAGTAAAAACCCATGGAGCATCAAATCCTGTAGGATGGTCGCTAATTATGTCCAATTGTTCAGCGTCACTTTTCCCTGCTCCAAGACGAGCCCTAATAGTCTCTAAAGTATTGAGAGCAGCGAAATAAGAGAATTTATCTGCATGCCAATAATAGTACCCATGAAGACTAAGGAGTATCATTGTTATAACCAACCAGTTTCTCAAGAATTCTCCTGCGCTGGGTAAGCGTCCAATCATCAAGAAACTACCCAAAAAGGTTACCCAAAGCCCCCACATTAGATATCTAATCAAATAGTTAACTCGATTGGGTCGCAATAGTGCCCATTCCATCCTGCTTATTAGATCAGATATACTATCGGTCTTGAGATGATGACTTCTGATGTTAGTTTTATCCACGGGACCTATAACTCTCTGATTGATTAGAACATAAGCGGCTAATAATAATACAAATATTATTCCTATCATTATCATTTAAATGAGATATAACAACATTTAAATAGCAAAAACATGAAGTCTTTATTAATAGTAATCGGGTTCACCCTTTTTTGGTTCGTCTTTGCAATAATTAAAGAGAAACGTGAACAGAAACATGCGTATTTCGCAGCCAACACCAGAGAAGAGGACAGTATCTCGGCATCTCTCAGAAAAATAAGGTTTTGTACTACTTACGACTTAAGAACCATAAAATGGAGAAGATCTCTTATCAGTGCAGGTATCGTTACTGCGATCCTATTTAGTCTTGTATGGCGCAGACTACCTTCCCCCGCGGAGTTTATCAGCCATATATTGATTGTAACATCTGTATTCGCGGCTATTTGGTCTAATTTTGCTAGTCGAACTAGCTTAGAAGCATCTGATTACGTTGATGCTAATATCAACCACATTAAGTCTCTGTTGGTAAAAAATCATAGTTTTATCTTACCTAATTGGAAGGCAAATACACTTGTCTCGCTTTAACCATCCGAAAGTAAGCAGAAGGTTTAAGCTTTGCTCGTAAGTAACTGTATACACAATGTTTCTTTGCTACTAGACATTTGTTATCTCGATAGATATATTGAAAAGGTCCCTGTGGTAAGAAGTTTCGATATTGATATAAATACAACGAGGTATCACAAAACTTGTTTAATCCCGTGTGAAATGGAGACTCGTCATCTCTACCGAGAAATCTATTGATGGATCTTGATAAAGCCACAGGACCTGTTATAGCCAGATCATCATCGTAATAATTCTCGTTTTTTACATTATCTACGATGTACTGGATACATGATGCCAAGAATGGATGACGAGGACTAGCAATCATGAACCCATTGTGTATACCACGACGGTCAAGAGGGGCAATGAACATTCTATCACGTGGCAATTCTATACCGGACATCATCTCTCTAAGGGATACATACGGCATGGCTTCGCAGTCAACGTAAACTCCTCCCCTTTCGTATAATAGACATAACCTAAATAAATCTGCCTTAAACGCTCCTGGGCGCAGACGTTGGTACGACTCGTATACATCACGGGGTTGTTTTCTCATGTATCTCTTACAGTCTAAGTCATCGAACCATATCATGGTGGCAGAAGGATTTAAGTCCATCCATTTACGGTAACAGTTGTTATACACCTTTAGATTCGTGTGTCTAGATTTGCTAGTCCGATATATAATTAATCCATTTTTAGCTCTAGAAGTAAGACGTGGGATCTGAGCAAAAGTTATGAGCTGAATAGCGTACCGTAGGAGAAGTGCCAATACGAGTACGATGTACATTATTTTCTCTTTTTGTCGACTCTTTTTTATATTGCTCATCAGGTGAATCGTTTCAAAATATTTATATTTTCATTTTGTATATCGGTAGGAAAGTTATCGTCTTGTGCGAAAAGTCCTTCTGCCCAGATTTTTCCACCTCTATGTGATTGTGCTCGATCTTTGGCATAGTAACATAAGTTACCCGGGCAAAATCTTTTATGCAAATATGCATCGACGGCATAACTATAATCGTGAGTTCCTTCCACCAGTTTCCTTAAACCTTCCCTGGACACCGCATACGCATGCAAACACATAGCGCTTCCTATGCCAGTTACATCTGAAGGTTTTCGAGCAAACCATTGCGCTGAACAATGTCCCAGAAGAAGCACGTCAAAACCTTTGCTGTTATCAAGAACTTTAGTCACATCCTGTAATAGGACTCCGGGAGGAACAGATATATCATCCTCGAAGATGATAGCGTAGGGTACTTCCGATCGGTACAAAAAGTCCCACAGGTTAAGGTGGGACTTGTAGCAAGCAAATTCCCCTTGACGTATTTTTGGATCCAGTTTGTTATACTCGGTCATGACGGCAGGATCTTCCTTGTCGGTTGCACTCCACCGATGCGGCTGTAACCCTAATTGCTTGAGTCTACCCAGGATAGTTCTCCAACGTTCTGGGCGTCTATCCAGATTTATGACCCAGACATTGTCGTAAATTCCTTGTTCGGTTGGTGAGGAATTCGTTACGCTCTTGCACAGCGCTGTATGCCCGGAGCGCTGTGAACGTTCTTTACGATGGTTGAAACCAGAGGACGTACAAACTTCTTCCCAGTCACTGCCGTACTCTTTGTCTAGTAGAGAGTCCGTATTGTTGGGTATACTTATTGGAATACCTTCAAACAGATTGGTCTTAAGAGGAAAAATGTCGGTCTTCGGAAATGAGACATTATCTGGTAACAAGAACTCGGTGTCCGTTTCGCTATAGTAAAATATATCGATGAAGGGCCACGACCATGAAGTGTATGAAGAAATGTTTGGTCGGTCCAATAGGTACAGCTTAGATAATTGCTTTTTCCAACCCTGAAACGGTATCTTGATAGGCCCAACCCGATAAGCCGCCACAGGTGCTATCCCTATCCCAACTGCTGCAAGTTCGTCCTTCAAAGACACTAATTTATCTCTATCTTTAAGATTTACAGCAAAATCTAGATCATCATCCCACGGTATTACCCCTTCATGTCTTGCTAATCCCATTAGAGTTCCAAACATCGCTATCATCTCTATATCGTGTGCTCTTGTTATTTCTAAACTTTTCGTTAACAGTTTCTTCATATCCTCCTTATCTTCTGGGGCCCAAACGGACTTGAAAGGTTGTTGGTTAGGAAGAGGTAAGAATGTATCTGGGAAGAAATACATGAGTACATTAATAACAACTAGTAAAAATACCACAAGAGCTATAACTATTAGCGATGTCTTGTAATAATTCATTTATTACAAGCACGAAATTTTTTATCTACATTCGGGAGGTACATATGGTTCTCCTATTGCTTTCAGAATAGCTTTCTCAGTAGTAGCTACCGGAGGTTCAGATGTTCGACCCGTTCGAAAGAGCCCATACTGATTAAGAGTATAACCAAGCTTGGCAGCCTTATAGCGTGTTTTTGTGTTGAATCCTTTGCTTCCGGTAAAATATAATAAAGCCGGTTCCCATGCCTTCTTGGTCGTAAAAACTATATCCAAGTGAAAATAGAACCATCGACCGCTGGGGCAATGGCAAATACCTGCGAACTTTCGTTTGTCCACGCTCAGAGTGTCTACAATGATACCAGCCTCTTCTAATACTTCCACGGCATCAAATAGATCGAACTTCGTACTTGTTAGTACGATGTCTATGTCTCCGGAGTCTTCTGCGCCACGTCTATAAGATCCTGCCGCTGCCAAACGAAATGAGTTTGTTCCAAAGTTTTTGGCTAATACGACTCTTATCATAAGTTGAACAATGTCTATGTAATGACGAGGTATTCTTTTCTGAAGATCATTATAGTATTTAAGCCCTACCCTTTGTGCGTGAGTTAAAGGTTTTGTTACTCCTCTCTTCTTGGTCGGCATCGCATCTTTGTTAGATTTAACCCAAGCCAAAGGAGTAGGACGAGAAGATTTAGGTAGTCTGTTATAGTATTTCAACCATCTCTTAGCGGTAACTTCTCCTACATTGAAAATACCTGTAAAATCCTTAAGAGTCTGTTCATCGTCAGACAACTTCTTCTCCGTTTTTTTAAGCCAAGCTCTAGCAGTCTTAGCCGCTTTTATCTTGCCAGTTTTGATGTATTCGTTGATCTTATCCGTGGTGGCTTTCCCAAGTCCCGATGGTACTCGTTCATTATCGGCTTCGCTAGTTGTAACGTAAACCTCTCTTTTCGTTGCTTTACCACGACCATCTGGTCTTTTCTGTCCTTTCTTTAGGACTATGATAGACTCAATTTCTTCTCCGGGTACTACACATAATGCGGATGCAGCATTTTGGTAAGCTGTTTGTCTTCTAGGATCTTTACCTGGGACTAGATCACCCGAGCTATTCTTTTTTGCTTTCTTAAATAATGTGGCTAAAGTATTGAAGTCTCTGATGATACCTGCTTTACTCATTTGTTTATGATGTGGTATTATTTTCTTCGGCATAGATAAATGACAATCAAAGCAAAAAATCTTACAATTGCATCGTTGGTCATGGGTTCTCTGGGTTTTGTACTCTTCCTCTATTGTAAAATAGGATATTCCAAAGCCAAAGGGGAGAAATGTCCTCTGAACATGGCTTCCAAGGTTCTGGTGGCTTTGGGAGTCTTCCTACTCGCAGGGGCCGTGTACGAGCTTTCGGACAAGAATGAACCTTTCTGCGCCAGCTACCGTTCCACTGCTCGCGATCCTGAGAGTGATCCCTAGAGCTACAAGACCTTTTATCGTCCATCTTAAATTTATTACAAAAAAAAAATTAACATGTAATAAATGAAGACGAAGTATAAGGTGTTAATTGCACTAGCTATTATTGCTGTCTTAGGACTAATAGGTTTCTTAGTTTGGTGGTTCAAGTTTCGTAACAAGTCTGAGTATTTACATAAACGCGTTAAAGAGTACAGACCTCCTGTGAAGGAAGATGTACATAAAAAAATTACCCAAGAGTTAAAAACAAGCACAGAACAATCTATTCCTAAGGTTGTATATTTGACTTCTTCTTATATAGATACTATAAATTTGAGCATTCTAGATAACATCAAGAAGAGATTTGCGGGTTATAGGGTAGAGATTCACGGAGATCAAAGTTGCGAGGATTTTTTATACAAGTTTTATGGACCTGACATGGTACAGTTATATAGAGAGTTGGGAGAACAGACAAGAGCGGTACTGTGGGGCACATGTATACTATACATTAAAGGCGGTACCTTCATTCATGGTGCATATAAATTATCTGTAAAGTCTCTTGACGTAGATATATGGAAATCGATTATACATTCTGTGAGGAACATCACTTCTATACTACCACCCGGTGATAAGGTACCAGCAGTATTGATAGATAGATATCCAAGCTACACATTACTACTAAAAGGCTTTCATGACACAATGAAAGAGATTGATACCAAGAAGATTGATTTACCTATTATTTATATAAACATGGATAAGGCTATCCTTAGAAGACAATTGATAGAGGATCAACTAAAACATATAGATAAACCAGTTGTAAGAGTTCCTGGGGTTTTGGTTACTGAAGGGCGTAATAGGGGAGCGCGTGGTTGTTTCTTGGCTCATTTAAATGCGATGCAAGAGATGCTCAACAAGGGATGGGACCGTTGCTTAATAATAGAGGACGATGCTAGCTTACTCCTGAGTTCCAGATGGGAACGTAGTCTTTCTGAGCTTAAATATCCGTGTTGGTTAAGCCAAGGAAACACTGCATATATAATAGACAAATGGTCCGCGATAGATTTCATAGAAAATAATCCTGTTGAAGCCAGATATTCAGAAGGGATCGATACTATAATGTGTGAGATGTATGGAGATAATCCCATGAATGAGTGGACCCCTTATAGGAAGAAAGGATGGGATCATTATTTCTATATATATCCAATGACCCATCTTAGTGAAAGCCAAATTCAGGGACTAGGGAGAAAACAAAGGGAAAATGATTCAAAGAGATCAGTAAATATTATTAAACGGTGCGAAGGAGGTCGAAGAGACATAAAGATAGATGCAACGGGTTTAGTCAAAGAGAATAAAGTACTACCTAATCGTCAAGTAATTATACCAAGAAGTGCTAGAAAAAAGGATATACACATGTTGAGACATAGATATCCAGATACAATATTGGAAATATATTATAAAGATGATAGTTACAATAATGTTATCCAACAGGATGACAAAATAAGATTATTTGATCTAGCTAGATCTAACATAAACTCAATTATCCCCCATGTACAACTGTCCCAATACAACGACTTTATGCAAAGAGATTTCCAAAAAGGAGTCACAACCATTATTACTACTGCTCCACAACCTTCTATACCTTCCCCTCGTTTATTAGTAGAGACCGTAAAGACTCTCTCCCTTATACCTTTATTCAACACTTCTCCTCTTATCATTGGATTTGATGGATGTAAAGTCAATAATGACAAGTTAGATCCAAAATGTAAGTCCGAGTTCTCATGTTCTAAGTACGATGAGTATAAGGAAAATGTAAAGAGAGAAGTATTGAAGCTCTTCCCTCATGCAGTGTTTGCCGAACTTCCCGATCGTGGGTGCCTGTCGTCACTATTACATTACTGTATGCAAAGAGTAAATACCGATTACGTCAATGTCATGCAACAAGACCTGCCTATATCCAAGAAATTTGATGCTAAGAAAGTCATTGATGCGATGAGAGGTAACTCTAGTATGGATCTAGTTAGGTATGTATGGAAAAGTAATAAACATCATGAGGACTATACTCTTGAAGTGTGCTCAGACGTCTTAGAACCCAGGACTATCACCATAAATGGGTTGAATTTTACCCAATGCTCGCAATGGTCCGATAATAACCATATTGCAAAGATGGAACACTATATTGATATTGTGTGGCCCACTACTAAGCCGTACTCTTTTATGGAACATCAAATACAGTGTTATCCGGTTGAGAATGAATACTATAAGATCTGGTATCTTGGAGAACCTACTGATGGAGAATACATCGTGCATACGGACGGCAGGGCGACAGTGGAAAATCACCAACCTCATAAAGTTGCAAAACAAGATAACAAATATATCAAAAAATATAATTCTGAGAAGACATATGACAGAAGTGTCATATACCGATCACCTTCACCTTCCTATTGCTCCTAAATATTACCTCTCCTACTACGTCGCCTTTCATCACGTTGCTACACTGACAATAGTCTACTTTCAGATTTTTAAGGTTACGATACTTCGTCCCAGCCTTACAAATCTCTGCGCACTCGATAATAATCTTCTCTGGGACTTCCTCGAAATCGTGCTCCAGTATTACATATCCAGATGGAAAGGAAGAGAGATGAAAGAAGTAATGATGAGAACTAGCGCCCTCCAGGAGCTTCCAGTTCTCTTTGGCGGTCTTGCCTAAATGTATAACATATCCGTCTTTGGTAAAGTTCTTCATTTACTATTCAATCCACGAGAACAAAAACAATCTCAACCTTAGATTTTAAAAATGACATTTAATGCTATATCGGTTACTAGAAACAAATACAAAATGCAGAAAGCATCATTTTTCCCATATAATTGGCATATCGATGAGAGCCAAGAAGAATTCACCAGTATCAGGGTATACGGATTGAACAAAAAGAATGAGAATGTCTGCGTCAGAGTTGATGATTTCACTCCTTACGTGTACATTGAGCTACCGACATCACGAGTAAGATGGACCGCCACGAAAGCTCAGATCCTTGGAGACAAGCTCGATAGTCTCATGGGACGTCAGAAACCGGTGAAAAAGGCATTGACCTGGAAGAAGAAGCTTTACGGAGCCCATATCAACCCGGATACTGGCGAGCGAAAGCTTTACCCTTACCTCTTCTGTTCGTTCTACAATATTAAAGACCTGACTGTCCTCGGGTACAGGTTGAAAGGATCGGTACACGTTGTTGGACTTGGGTCGCTGAAACTCAAGATCCACGAGTCCGACGCCAATCCTATTCTGCAGATGACTTGTTGCAGAAAGCTTCCTACGGCTGGTTGGGTCAAGTTTCAGGGACGTAAGATCAGAGAGGACGAGATGGACACTCTTTGCGATCATGAGTACCAAGTTAAATACAAACATCTAGCGCCCTTGGATTGTAATATCGTCCCAAGGCCTAAAATAATGGGGTTCGATATTGAGGTTAACTCTTGGAATCCTTCGGCGATGCCGGTGGCCACCGATTCCAGGAACAAAGTATTTCAGATATCTTGCGTGATGGCAAGAGAAGGAGACGGACCAGATGACTACGATAAATATATATTGTCCCTTGGAGATCCCGACGAAAAGATTGTAGGCTACGACGTTATTGTCTATACATACCCAACAGAAGCTGAGCTACTGACAGGGTTTACTGAACTCGTCAGAGAAGAGAATCCCAACATCATCACAGGCTATAATATCCTAGGCTTCGATATTCCGTACATGATAGCGAGGGCGAAAAATACCTTCTGCCTCACCGACTTCAGTAAGCAAGGCTTTCATAAGTACGCTAAAGCGGTCGAGAAGACGATCAAGTGGTCTTCGTCGGCGTACAAGAACCAGGAGTTCCAATTCCTTGACGCTGAAGGACGAGTCTATGTAGATCTGCTGCCGCTAGTACGCAGGGACTTCAAGTTCAATAACTACAAGCTCAAGACTATCTCAACTTATTTCTTGGGCCAGACCAAAGATCCACTCAGTGTCAAAGGAATCTTCAAGTGTTACCGCATTGGAACGAAGAAAAACAAGAAAGGAGAATACGGTAAGAAAGCCCGACGAGCCATGGGGTTGGTTGCGCGCTATTGCGTTCAGGATAGCGTCCTGGTCGTTCGGCTGATGGACAAGCTCAAGACTTGGGTCGGTCTCACCGAGATGGCTAAGACTTGTCAAGTTCCAATCTTTACATTGTACACGCAGGGGCAACAAATCAAAGTATACTCGCAAATGTACAAGTATTGTATGTTTCAGAACATAGTGGTTGAGAAGGATGCTTATACGGTTGCCGAGAATGAGCGTTATGTGGGAGCTAAGGTATTTCTACCGATACCCGGTAAGTACAAGATGGTAGTACCCTTTGATTTCGCCTCACTGTATCCAACTACTATCATCGCTTACAACATTGACTATCATACTTGGGTACCGGATGACTCTTCGATACCCGACCATAAATGTCATGTGATGGAATGGGAGGACCATCAGGCATGCCAACACGATCCAAAAGTTCAGAGAAAAATAGTACTTACCGAATATTTGGCGACGGAAAGAGCTAAAATCAAGGCGATGAGAGACCGACGAAATAAATGTCTAGACAAACTGCGCCGTAAGAATATGATGATCGAGATCAATAAGGAGGTCGAGAAACTTAAACCTTATACTCTGGAACGCGCTGAGTTAACCAAGACTATTTCCAAAATCACAATGTGTGAAAAGCGCAGATATAGGTTTTTGAAAGAGCCTAAAGGAGTCATGCCAACCATTCTACAGAATTTACTAGACGCTCGTAAGCACACCAGGAAAGTCGATATGGCTCGTGTCAAGAAAGAGATCAAGAGTTTGGAAGATAGTAAAGAGGATAATACCGATCTCATCGTTGCTCAGAAAACATTACTGGATGTTCTGAACAAGCGACAACTATCGTACAAGGTATCCGCAAATAGTATGTATGGCATTACTGGTACACGTCGAGGGTATCTCCCGTTTATGCCAGCAGCGATGTGCACAACGTATATGGGTCGTAAGAATATTACTAGAGTTGCTGAAGAACTCACCCATAATCATAAAGGAAGGTTGATCTACGGAGATACTGACACACTGTCGCCGTATACTCCACTCTTAATTTTAGAAAATGATAAAATGAGTTACAAAATGATGGAAGAGATTTCGGATGGAAAGTGGGTGAAAACCGTAACTGGGAAAGAGATGTCTCAAGCAAAGCCTGGAACAAAAGTATGGAGTGACAAGGGTTTCACAGATATTGTGCATGTTATACGACATGCTGTGGAAAAACCTATGATTAGAGTATTGACGCATACAGGAGTAGTTATATGTACTCTTGATCATTCTCTGTTATGGGAAAATGGTAAAGCTGCACTTGGTTCAGAAATTAGTATTGGTGATAAATTGTGTCAGAGAAAATTACCAGTACCAGATGATACTCCTCCAGAACCTGTATATCCTAATAGGCTTACGGCTGAAAAGATTAGAGATTATGTAATCTCTGATGCTGTTTACGAAGGTCTATCAGCTTCTTTAGCGTTTGTCTGGGGTGTATTTTTCGCTGATGGTTCATGTGGATCTTATAAGCAGAAAAATGGTATTAGAAACATATGGGCAATAAACAAGGGTGATAATCTTCTTTTGGAAAGATGTCTAGATATTCTGACTACGTATGAACCTTCTTTGGATTTCAAAATAT